TCATCTTCAATAACTGTCATTTCTGAAGTTAAATATTCATAATGCTTTTTAGCTAATACAGTATTAAACTTCCATTTGTATTTAACTTGATTAGCACATATCTCAGCAATATCATGTTCAGTTTTTAAAGCTTGTTTAAAGTTAGGTCTATTTTTAATTAAGTCAATTGCTTCTCTTGTAACATAATTATAAACCTTGTGATTTAAATTTACATCTTGTATTGCATACTTTTTCATATCTTCAGAATATTCATGAAAAGAACTAAACTCAAGCTTTGCATCTCCAAGTATTTTACCGAAGTTTTTAAGTGAGTGTTTACCTTCTCTTCTAAAGTTATTCATTTGGCTTAGCAGCATTGTATCTATCATTTTGATACTCTTTGGTGGCTCCCAACCTAAAAGCTTATGCAAAACTACATTGTCATAATTTATAATGTTATGACCAATTAAAATTTCACACTTATTTAAAAATGGTAATAATTCATTTAAAGGTTTTGAATCTTTATCATAATCTGAAAACGTAGTAATCTCATTTGTTTCTATATTCTTACATACAGCAATCCATATGGTACTTACTTCAGGTATCAAATTATTAGTTTCTAAATCATAAATTATTTTCATTTTTATCTTCCTTTATTGAACAACTGTATGGTCACCAAGTAAGTATAAATAATTACAAGGATAGTATTTTCTAAATTGTTCGGTTATATTTGCTTCTTCATAAACTAGTTCTAAGTCATCTTTATGCATATCTTTTAAATCTAATATCATATTAACTTTAACAACTATTTCAATTTTATCTGTGTTAGTGTTTACAATACCAATCTCTTTTTGTTCAATAGGTATATAAAAACTTTTAACTACAGACTTTTTTATTTTATCTTTAATACTTTTAATTTCTTCAGGATTCATATTGAAAGTATTTTCAGTATCAATCTCTTCAAATTTTCTTATATTTGCTGTCATAATTTTCCTAATATTAAAATGACGACGTATATTTCAACGTCGCCATTGTTTATTATTATTAGATAACTGCAGTATCAGTATCGATGGCTGCAAACTCTAATGCATCTCCACCTTGATACTCTTTAAGTTCAGTAACTTGCATAGCTAAAAGCTGTACAGAGATACCTTGCTTACCTAAATAATCATAAGGCTTCAATCTTACTTGAACATTACCTTTAGATCCATTACCAATACCTGATGTATTAGTTATAGGTTGTAATTGTTTATCAACTACAGCAGGTGGTTTAGTTGTGTTTTTACCATCAGCATCAGCATAAATCTTTTTCTTAAGAGTTACTGAATATACAACAGAGCCTTGTTCTTCACTTGGCTTTACGTTGATCGATGCTTTCTTCCATGCTGCAGCTTGAACTTTATCTGAAGTTTTTACTGTACATGAATATTGAGGTGTTTTCTTATCAAACCCCATATCAGGATTAGCTGAATCAAATTTAACCCAACTTATTTCTACGTTTTGTAATAACATTGTTATTCTCCTTTGGTTATTCGCAAATAAAACCATTAAATAAAATTTTAGTATTATTTAAATAGTGTACATTGCGTTTATTGTTATATGTTGTGTTTTTCTCTCTATAATTTTGACCAAAAGCCCAACATTCGTGGACAGTAATTGGTTTCAAAAAATAGTGTGGTTTTAACATTAGCTCACCATTTGGTAAAAGCAAAATGAACAATATTTTAATCATTCAATACCTCTTTAAGTAAACCAGTAAATTTCTTTAACTCAGGTTTAACAAAAGTTTTGCTTTTCATCATGTCAGGTAATGAAAAATTATTAGGTCTTGTCTCGTTAACTCCAGGGTGCTTAGTCATATTCGACTTGAATACATCATTCCAGGCTTCTGGCGTTTTACACTTAAAAGCATCAAGGGTTCCTAATGTAACCACAAGAATATCTATTAGACCGTCCAACACTTCTACATCATCTTTATTGAAGTATGCATCAAACGTTTCATCTAATTCTTCTTTAATAAAGTCTAATCTAAATCTTAAATATTTTCTTAGAAGATTTTTATTATCTTTATTGTTATCAATAAAATTCGTTACTTGAAATTTATCGTGCATTTGTTTTATATCGTCTATCATATTATTCCTTTAATAAGTATTTGATATTATTGTTGTATTTATAGGTTGCAATGTCAACATGTTCAGGCCAAAAAGTGTATAAACTCTCTTGCTTTTTAAACTTGTATCTTGGCAACTCATATAATTTAGTATCTAATTGTTTATTAGCATTATCAAAATGCTCTTCATAAATATGAGAATCACCAATAATCATTTTAATATTTTGAGGTTTTAAATTACTTAAACTTGCAAAACATAAAAGCATTGTTGAAGCTAATATCATATCAGAAGGTATACCAACCATCCAATCACCAGATCGTTGATTCCATAATAAATTTAAATTAGTACCGTCACTCCAGAATTGATAACTGTAATGGCAACAAGGCAAATCAACTTTATTAAGATTTGCTGGATCCCAACCTGTAATTAATAATCTTCTACTTGTTGGATTAGTTTTTAATTCATTCAATACATTTTGATATTGATTAACGCCATTCCATTCAATCCATTTGTTACCATAATCAATGTTAATATCTCCATCAACATCTCCCCATGTATCCCAATAGTTACAATTAAAAAATTTAAACGTATTGATATGTTTAGGCTTCCTAACAAAAGCAGCGTATTCTCCTAGTGCTCCTTTATAAAAAATTCTTCTTGAAGTTAATAATGGAAAGTATTCCGATATATTAAAATCGAGTGTTTGGAAAGGAAGGCGTTTAGTTACGCCATTCCTTCCTGTTTGTTCAATACCAGAATGCAGAATATTCTTTGCTACTGATAAGTAATCTAATTCTACATTATTCATAATATTTAGTCCCTGTGTTTTAAGTTTTTTTCAGAATAAACGTGTAATACACCTCTATCATCTTCAACAACAATTCTTATTGCTCCAGATAATTTTGGGAATATTGATACAATACGTCCATCAAATTTATAATCGCCACCAACTTTAGAAACATGATCACCACGATCAAAAGGTTTGGCTAAAGGCCTTGGCGCAGCTTCTGTTTTTATTTCTGTATTCATTTTATTATCTCCATTGTTATTTTTTAAAAAAGCAGCAAACATACAAGCGTAAACTGCCATATCTATTAACGTATCATCAAGAGCTTCAAAGTTTGTTTTTTGATTGCCATCAACAATATTTCTCATTCTCAAGTATTTAGTGTGTATCATATGAGAGTATGATTTTTCTTTATAAGGAAAGTAATCAGATTCTGACCACGTGCTTCCTTGATAATCTTCAGACTTTTTTCTTTTAAGTTCAGCAGCCTGAATTAACAATTGTTCTGCAGTAATCATTACGGTCTTCCTTGTCTATTATATTTTTTGTTAATAATATCCTTTAAATCTTTACTAAAAGAATCTAAAGGCCCTGTTGTTCTTTCTTTTGTCTGTCGTCTTGATTCTTTATAAGACTCTTTTAACTCTTCAATTTCTTTTTGTCCAAATAATTCTTCTTTCATATCAGGTTTGCATTTTTTTTCACAAGTCCCACAATTAATGCAGTTACATTCACAAGCAAACTCATCAGGCTTTGTAGTTTCTTTACAATTGTTACATGTCATATTAGCTTTACTCATATTGGTTCCTCCATTTTTGTTGTAGTTCCATGTGTTTAAATGTTAAAGCTTCAAAATCGTCATAATCTCTATAAGTGATTGAGCAGCTTTTCTTAGTTTTTGTGTTATTTTTAATTTCATAATAATTAGCGGATCCGTAAAATTCATAAGTAATCCAAGTTCGATGCATATTTTTAACATCAATTAACTCGATTAAGGTTTTGTTTGGTACACAAACGCTTACTAATTTTTTGTTTATATTGGAAATTTTTAATTGAATATCAAATATAGGTTTTAAAGGTGGTAAAATAGGTTCTTGGAATTTTTTAATACTTTTCATATTATATCCTTTGTTTAGTTCTGGCTTCTACAGGTCAATATGAGGAGGAGAGAATCCCGTAAAAGCCAAAATTAGTAACTGTTCTTCTGTAAGCAATGCTTTTAGGATTATTGTTGATTTATAAGGCTTTTATATATATATTACAATTAATCTATAATCGTTGGTATATATAGCTTATTTCTAAAGGTATTGCTTACAGTAGAATCAAAAAAAAAAAGAAAACATTAGGCCCTCTATATAGGATATACTATAGCCTAAGAGCACTCTAAGGACCTTATAAGCCTTAGTAAGTTAATCAGTAAGTAATAAGTAATTAATATAGGATATAACTAATAGTATTAATTAATAATAGATATACTACATACAGTATTAGATCCTATAAGTGTACCTTACAGATAGAACAGATCCTAAAGCTTCCCCTTTCAGAGGACATATCCTAAAAGTACTCCTTACATAGGACATTTAATAATTAACAAAGGAATAATATGACAAAAGGAATAAATAAACATAACATTAAGTTAGAAGATTATAACGATTATGCTGCTTATAAAAAAGCACTTAAAAATGCTGCAAATAGAGCTACTTATAAAAAACATGGAAAAGCATGGCATTTTGCTTATTATCATACACCAAAAGGCAAATCAGCTAACTTAAAAGCTTGTGCTAAATATTACAATAAAAAGAAAGCAGCTAACTATACTAGTTTAAGGCTCAAGGCGCCTGAAAAGATCCATATGGAGCAATAAAGAGTATCTTTAAGCTATATTTAAGTATATATAGTATTGTGTTAATATAAGGTATTAATAAGTGTGTCATTTATGTCGCATATATTATAGTGACCATAATGGTCCGTTTTAAGAAATAAGACTGTACTTATAGACTAAAACAGTGTATTATATTTATATTAATTACGATTAATTCGCCAGCCGAATAGCTGAGGAGATAATGCGGGCGAAGCTGCTTATCACGTTACCAGCTTCAGGCTCTCCTTATTGAGTTTGCTGATGAGCTGGCAATTATAAGGGCACGTTTCCCAGATTTTTATGCGATTGTTTTTATTTCATACTAATTAACTTTATTGTTTATTGGAATTCCACCATCTTATGATTGTAAAATAATTAAATAGTTACTTTAAATATGTACTGAGAACGTCGAAACGCAAGAGAGGCTTAGGCTTCCGGCTAGCAACTCGAGCTCAGTACATTTTTAAATTAATAACAATGGAGGATATAATGTTTAAATTTACATTATCAATAAAACAATATAATAGTATCAAGTTTAAGAAACATCATGATCAGTTAAGATTATTAAGACATGATTATTCTAATTATGATGTTATTATAAATAGTAAAAATTGGAAATCTGTTACAGTTCAATTTGTTAAAGCAATTGCTGTTCACTTTCCACAATTAAGAAACTCTGCACAACAGTGGGGTGAGTATAAACTAACTAACTATATGAGGTAATTATGTCAATAATAACTGATGTGTATCACAAAGGATCTAACGAAAGATCTGAAAAAATAGATACTAACAATATAAAAGATCTTAAAATTGATCGTAATTTAGGTCACGTTGAGATTAACTATAAGAATGGTAATCAAACTGGATCTAGATTAACTAATTTTTCTAAACAAGATTTACGAATTTTAGAAAAGTTAGAAATGACTAATGTTTTTATTAAATAATAGACCGAAACACCCTCACAAAGGGTGTCTTGCATTAATTATGCAACTGACGAGGTCAGAAATTAACTAAGAGAGGATAATATGTTAAGTGATATAATAAATAATCAAGAAGAAAAGCAATTGGTTACACTTTTTAATAATATTAAGTTAGACCTTAGTGCACCAAACTTTCCGACTAGAACAAACAGATTAGAAGCTGTTGAAAATATGAAGAAAGTATTAGAAATACATGGATATAAACTAACAAAAGAGGAGAAATAATATGGACCACTTTGATGAAGCTAAGATATGGACACAAATAGCTAAAATGGATAAAGATCAACTTGATCGTACTATTGGAGCTGTTAAAACAAGACAAAAAACTTTAGCAATTGAAATGTCAACTGCATTTAAAGTAGGTGATAGAGTAATGTTCGGCAAAGCAACTGGACCTTCTCATTTTGGTAGAGTTTATAAAATCAATCGTTCAAAAGCTGTTGTTGACACTGGACAAGATAGAAAATGGACTGTTCCGTTCTCAATGATGCAATTTGCAAAATAAGGATATATATGAAAAAGCAAAACAATAAAGGGTTCACTTTAATTGAACTTTTAGTTGTAGTTGCTATTATCGGAATCTTGGCTGCAGTGGGAACTGTGGCCTATTCGGGTTATACTTCTGCTGCTAAGAAATCTGTAATAAAAAATAATCATGCTGCTATTAATAAATTTGTAATAGCTGAATTTACTATGTGTATGGTTGATGATAATCATAAAGTTTTAGTACTATATGATAATGATTATTTAAATTGTTATGATATTTATGGCAATAGAGATAATAATAAAATTACTCAGCATTTAGTTGAGTATGTTACAGAAAAGTATAAGAATGTTTATAATAAAAATAATAATGTAGCCAGCACAGGTTGGATGCATAATAATCTTTGTAATGAACAAGGTACACAACAAAATAATATACAAGAAATTGGAACTCATACTTTAGGTGTAGCTAAATATGGAGATAATGATCCTTTTTTTATTATTGATAGTTGTGTTGAAGCAGGTAAGAAGCCGTTAAGAAGTAAAACAATAATAAATAACTAAAACAGAGAGATAATAATATGAACAATGACAAAAGAATAAACTATGTACAAGAACATTTACATAAAGATATGGAAGACAAACCTAAAAGACCATTAAGTGAGTTTAGTGAATTAGTTATCTTAGTAGGTAACCAATTTGACGATATGAAATCATTTAATATTAAAAGTGAGGTAATAGAATGTCAGATAACCTAAAGTTAACATTGTTAGCAATTACTACAATAATACTTGGTAATGGATTGGCTAATTATGTATATTGGTAAACTAATAATGATTAGTTTTATTATTCTTATAGTTGCTAGTTGTATTCCAATTGGCAATTATAAGTTTAATCCAACTTTAAGTATTATAAAGATGTTAGATAAAAACAAAAATTTAAATAACCTAGGAACAAGAGGATAATTATGTTAGAGATGCCAATATGGATGCTAGCTTTATTAGTGTTTGCAATATTTATATTATTTGCATTATTACTTGAAGCTCAAAACAAAATAAGAAATCTAATACTACAATCAATTGTTAATGCAAACTTAACATCGCAAGGATTTAATGATATTGCAGTAGATATGGATCAAATACATGAAATAGTTAGAAAGTTAGAGGCTGAATATGAGTTTAAAAAAGATAATACCCTATCCAAAACTAATAATTGATAATACTTTTTTACGTAAGATCAATGACTTACTTGAAAAGCAAAAGAAATTAATAGCAGGTAAAATACATTTACAGAATGAAGCTAAAGAAATAACTAAACTATTACAACAATACGAAGATAATATAATTAAGATAGAGAATAAACTAAATCAATATAGGAGGAAACAACATGGACAACGAGATATTAAGCAAACTGGAAACACTAGGCCCGGTAGGAATAAAGCTAAGAAAGACGATGCATGATCGTTATGACTTTTTAGCTGACAAATGTAAAGGCAACAGAAATCCTGACATTGTGTCTATGATCACAAAGCATAATATGGATTATGATATGATGATTCAATTATCTTATAGCATTGTTGCTACAGGTACTACTGAAGGCCAAAACTTTACACAACTTGCAATAGCAATTGGTAATAGAGTAAGAAACTTTTATCATTTGCCTAAAAAATCTGAGTATGATTTAAGACTTGGTGCTTTTGTGTTAAATTGTTATGCTTTAAACTATATGGTTATTATAAAGTTAGTTAATGATTATAAAGACTTTGGTAGAGC